GTTAAACTTCAAAACTCCGAATCACCAATTGTTCGTACAAACCACGGACATATGTTCACCGATGCTGGATATACAAGTGGTGAGAAATACTTAAGTTCAAAATTGAGAAAGATATCAGCAGAGAAATCGGTTGATAAAGTAGAAGATTGGAAAGCAATAGCACAGGCTATGAGAAAAGAATACTTCCCAACCAAACCTCAATTGAATATGAAAAGAGATACGGAAGAAATGTCTACATCATCTCAAACTGTAATGAATCTGACAGACCGTATATTACAAATAACTTACTTTAAGGGTAAGGTAAACGAATTCAAAGGTATTAATAAACAATTACCCGAAGGATATCAACCAAAGATTACAATTGAAGTAATCCCAGTTTAATTTCAACATTTTAATAGAATCATATTTATATACATACAAAATGTAAATATATTAATATGTCAACAGAATTTGAATTATTCAAAGGTAAATCATTAAGTGGTCTTTTTGAGGATATCTATAACAACCAAGTTTCTAAAAAAACAAAGATTAGTGCTCTAATTGAGGAACTAAAGAAAATGGTTAGACACGCAGGTGATATGGGAACTTTAGGTCCTGTGATTGGTGGACTGATTGATAGCTCAGTTAGGAACGATGACCAATTGGTTAAGTTAGCAACAATAGCAACTAAGATTATAGCATCTGAAAAGAAAACCGAAGGACAAGAAGGATTCCTATCAGCATTTGAGAAAGAACAATTACTTAAAGATTTAGAAGAAACAAAAGAGCAAGTTGAAAGAGTTGATGATTTAGAATTTGAATTAGATGAATTAAAACAAAAAATGAAATAATATGGGAGGAGGTTTAAGTTCGGCTAGAATAACATCGGTAAATGCAACAACACCAATTAAAGTAAATACTTTAACTAAAAAAACTGGTATCGTATATGATATTTGTTTAGATGAATCAAGTGAAATAGCTAAACAAAGTAAAGCTGGTAGTGCATATATTGGGGCAATACGATTTAGAGATAAATCAAGCACATCATCAGATGCATCTAAATTAGCAATAGCACATCCATCTGATAAAAATTTTATAAATATTCCTTTAAAAAATGAAATAGTTGAAATACACGAAATTGGAACTGGTGAATACACTTATAGTAGAATTGGTACTGAATCAAATCCATCTATTAGTGCGAATTCAAATTTAATATCAATTTTATTTCCTGAAACTGTTCAAAATGAAAATAAATTAGGTGATTATAAAAAAAGACAATCTACAAATATTCCAAAATCAAATGAAGATAATAGTTCTAAATATTTTGGATTTGGAAAATATTATAATCCGCAAGAAAATCTTCATAAATTAAAATTATATGAAGGAGATTCTTTAATACAATCTAGATTTGGACAATCAATAAGATTTTCAGCATTTAATAATTCAAAAAACAAATTTGCTCCAACTTTAATAATTAGAAATGGTGAAGCTGGTGATAATAGAAAAAAAGACCAAAATATAAATATTGAAGAAGATATTAATAAAGATGGTACTGTAATAGCTTTAACATCTGGAGAACACCAATTAGGGTTCATACCAGGTACAGTAGATGACAAAGGTAAGGGGGATTTTAAAACAAAACCAGAATCATTTGAAGATTATCCAACAAAATTAATTGGTGACCAATTACTTTTAAATTCTGGAAGAATAATATTATCTGCTAAAAGTGGCGAAATGATATTTTATTCAAAAAAGAATTATGGATTTATATCAGATGGTTCAATGTCAATTGATAATCAAGGTGGTATTGATATAAGTGTTGGTGATAATATTAATATTATAACAAATGATAGGGATATAAACTTTGTAACTGGAAATGGTACAATGTTTTTTGGAAGTCAAGATTTAGAACCAATGGTAAAAGGACAACAATTAGTAGATATATTATCAGAACTAATAGATGCAATAGGAGCAATGCAATTTTTAACACCTTCAGGTCCTTCGGCATTAGGACCTGTAAATTCTCCTGATTTTGGTATGATTAAATCAAAATTGAATAGTCTTTTAAGTCAACGAACTCAATTATCATAAAATGTCTTGGGTAACATTTAAACAAAATATTGTAAGAATGAGTGAAAGCCCTGAATCTATAAATAATATAGATTTAGTAGCTAATACATATGCGGAAGAATATGATGCTTGTATAAAAAGGGGAATGGATATTATTAGTATGGCAAGTGTAAAGAAGGGTAATGTAGAAATGATGAAAACATTATTTAAATTTGCATTACAACAAGGACAAGTATCACCAATACCATATGATTTAGTTGGTGCTATGGGTGGTGGTGTAATTGCATATTGGAGTTCTGCGGCTTTAAATGAATTTCCAATACCAATAATTCCTGCGCCTGGCACTGTTGGAAACATTGGAGTTTATTATAATATGGTAATGACTCCTGGTGTATGGAAACCTGCATTTTTAATTCCACCAACAACAATACCACAAACATTAGTAGATATTTTTATATTTTATGCACAAACACATTTAGCTACGGTTACTGGATTTATTATTACAAATTCGTTATATCCACCATATGCAACACCTGGTCCTGCTATATTAAATTGGACGGGATATTTCATAGACCCAGCACCAGTATCGGTAAAAGTATCATTGGATATTCCGGAAGGTGAACTTTATCAAAAGCCAAATCAAATAAATGTAGAAGAAATTCAAATTGGAGAAATAAACATAAACGAACTTCCAGTAGATGTTACAGAGATACAAAATACAACACAAGTAGATGTAGCAGAATACTTCCCACCAGCACCAAAAGGTGGTGGATTTAGTTCTGGTAGAACTGATATTGTAATTGTTGATTTGGGTTCTTTGGATTTATCAGCAGATTGGATATCACTATCTGCAAAGTTTATTGGCAAATTTGAAGGATTTTCACCAAAAGCTTTAGAAGATGAAGGAACTGCTAGATTGGGATTTGGTTCTGATAAAATATATGATAATGGTAAAATTAGAAATGTTAAATATGGTGATACAACCACAACGGCAGATGCTTTAAAAGTATTACAATATGAGGTTTCTGTATCATATAAACGTAGATTGATAGGTAGTGGACCAACACAGATATCAGAAACAGATTTTAACAATTTAAATAACAAACAAAAAGCTGCATGTTTAAGTTTTGTATATAATTGCGGTAGTTTACGAAGGGGAATAGCAAATGCAATACGAAATAGAAACTACACAGAAGCTTCAACTGGGTTATTAAACGGACCAGTTAAGGGGTCTCAAAGTGGTAAAATATATCCGGGTTTGGTTAAACGAAGAAACGCCGAAGCTAAACTATTTCTATCATAATCTCAAAAATACTTAATTTAAATATTTATAAACATAACAAACAAACAATAGAATATTATGGACATGGATAAACTATTAGAAGCCATTCAAATTCTGATTAAAGAGGAGCTTAAAGAGCAATTACCTGCTTTAATTAAGGAAGGTGTGAAGGCTGAAATGAAAAAAATGCTATCTGAAACAAAGGTAGCTCCAAAACCAGTATCAAAGAGTATCTCAATGGCTAAGGCTATATTGGGAGATGATACTATTAAAGAATCGGCAGCTCAAACGGAAGTACCAACAAAACAATACAGCAAAAACCCAATAATTAACCAAATCTTAAATGAAACAAGAGGTGGAATACCACAAGGTGATGGTGGGTTTAGAACTATGAATTTTGGACAAGGTGATATGGGTTCAATTGCAGGTAGAACTGCAGTAGCTGATAAAATGGGTTATGGTGATATGGCTAAAGGACCTCAACCAACTGGATTAGGTGTAAATACCGGAGTAGCTGAAATAGATAAAGCATTGAATAGAGATTATTCAGAACTTGTAAAAAGATTTAAAAAGAAGTAATGGCAATTGTATTAGGTCAAAAATTAGTAAAAGATACCGAAAAGTATAATGATTATGCTATTGGTATAACACTGCCTATACAAATTGGTAATACTGCATTTAATCAATCATTCACAACAATTGAACAAACTAAATCTAATATAAAAAATTTATTACTTACAAAAAAATACGAAAGGTTAATGCAACCAAATTTGGGAAGTGGTATGCAGGAATTATTATTTGAAATTAATGATGAAGATTTAGCTGAAAAAATAGAAATTGCAATAAACAATTCAATGGAAACTTGGTTACCATTTGTTGTTATTGAGGATATATCAATAGAGCAAACAAATGAATTAAAAGATACTAATCAATTAAATGTTTCGTTGAAATTTAGAATAGAAAATAATGTTAATTTAGAAACTTTATCATTTAACATTCAAGCGTAATTATTATGGCAATAAACACCACAAATAGAAATTTTAAAAATAAAGGTAAGGATATTAAATATCTTAATAAAGACTTTTCTAGCTTTAGAGCTAATCTTATAGAATTTTCTAAAACATATTTTCCAAAAACATATTCTGATTTTAATGAAACTTCACCTGGTATGATGTTTATTGAAATGGCATCTTATATTGGTGATGTGTTGGGATATTATATTGATGATACTTTAAAAGAATCTTTGATGCCATATGCAGAAGATGAACAAAGTATGTTGGCATTAGCACAATTTTTAGGATATAAACCAAAAGTTACTGCACCAGCAATATCTACATTATCTATATATCAGTTAGTTCCATCAATTGGAAGTGGATTTAATAATAAACCTGATTCAAAATTTTATTTAAGAATTAAAGAAGGATTAGCGGTACAATCAACTAATGATATTGAATTTAGGACAACTAATCTTGTTGATTTTGAAGATGCAACGGATAGAGAAATTACTGTGTATGAAAGAGATGCAAATACTGGAG